AGCTTGCATTGCAGATGATGCTACTGATACTATTGTCCAAAACATATTATTGTCCTACGCTTACTTTAAATTCCATACCTAACAATGTAAAGAATAGAGGTTGTGATTGAGAAAAAGTCATTTGTCCGTTTCTGTTATACCCTAGCATTGGCTTCCTTCTTTTCTTACCAGTATAGAATATACTAGGATTAAAGGGAAAGTCTTTTCCATTTAGAGTTAAATTTTGTGTAAGGTATAATTGTGTAGTTGCTTCAATTATTCTTTTTTTTGTAGCAACTATATTTGTACTGCCCTTGAGATTAATTGGCATTGTCTTAATTTTAGGAGTAAAGTTTAAACCTGCCTCACAATATGAAGTTGGAATAGCATCCATTGTTATCTGATTACTATCAACTATTTTATCATTTTGCATTGCATCATCTACAATTACTTTTACATTCTCTCCGTTCAAGTGTGTTAGCCCTGCAAATGTTGTGTTACTTGGTAAAGTCCCTCCAAATAATTGAACAGCACAATCAGTTGTCATATCATCGTTAAATGCTTCTAGGTAATAAACAGTCGTATCATTAATAACCCTAGAAACAACAGTGTAAATTGTATCAACATCTACTGCTACATTTAAGAAACTGTCTGTTTTTGCAAAGTTAGTTGCTGTTAATCTGGTAGTATCAGTTGAAGTTGTTGTTAAATTATCATCACCTGGAATAACTCTAGTAACAGTAACAACTGCTGCTGAAGGATTGTTTACAATAAAGCCATCAATATTACCAAAAGCAGTAAATAGATTATCTGCTGTGGTATTGTTTGATTCATTAGGTCTAAAGAAATGTGTGTTACCAGATGGAGATGACGGAGCTGAACCACTGATTGCTTCACTTTCTAATGTAATGACTGTGCCATTATTATCTGTAAATGTTAGCTGTGTTCCTACTGCTATGTTAGCGTAATCAGAAACAGTTATAGTACAAGTATCCATACCTGTTGTAGATAGAGAAGGTGCTATAACATTCTGACCTTTAAGGATTGAATACATAGCCATAGTGCCATTAGAATTAACAAGCATTAATAAATCGCCATCCGTAGTAGACGTTGCTTTTCTTAGTGCCATATCTAATGGAGTGTTTAATAAATGCGATGATAGTAAAGATATGTTATTTGAGATATAGGAAAGCTCTACATCACTAAACAAAAACTCTCTCAGAGCTTGCCCAGACCTTTGAACAAACAATGTACCACTCTCAGCACCTACAGGTTTGATTCCCTCCTTAGAGCCTCTTCTTGTAGCTGTATTGATAACAATGTTGCTAGGTGTTATTGGGTCTAATGAGGATTGAGGTACAAAAAACTCAGCTCCCTTAGTAAATATCTGTAAATCTCTTCCACTGAATAAACCTGTTATAGCATTTGCACTATCACTATCAATCGTTGCTTCAATAGAATCATCGTCTAAAGCCTCTCCTGGATTAAAATCATAGTACCTTGACACCCTAGAAGCAAAAATAGTGTTAGGTCTTGACTTGGACCCACCAAAATATAATCTTCCCTCATGAAATGTAGTTGTTCTTGGATACCCTTTTGATGCAGACCACGTTGCCTCATAGCCAGCTTCTAATGTCCATGAACCACTAGCAATAGCAGTTGTATTAAAGAAGGGAATTTCTACTATAGCCTCCAGTACAGTTGAGGAAGTAAATGCAGTAACTCTTGCTCTTCCTAAACCATCGTTAGCTTCAATATATTGATTAACATTCCCACTGGCAAATACTGCTGAACCTGCTGTAAGAGTAATATTACCATCTACTGCTGATGGAGTTAGTGTTGCACTTGGAGTTGATGTGCTAATAGTAAAGGCATACTGTGGGACAAAATCAAAACTAATTGCTGATATAGCCCAAGCTGCATCGTTTGCTCCTCTGACAACTTTAAATGGTGTCATATCTTCTTGTGTAAGGATTAATGTATCTACTGATTGTGTGTAGTCCATTGTAGATAACATAGCAGAAGTTATAGATGTTGCTAAAAAATCTGTTCCCCCACCATTAATTGCAGTTACAAGAACTTTGTTTTTATAAACGTACATTCTTTGATGAGTAAATAAAAGCATATAGCTTTGTGTTGTAGAAAATTCAAATGGTATTAGCTTTACACCATTCTCAGGTACAGCAGCACTAGGTATTTGACCAATGTATTGTAAACCTGGTCGTCTTTCAGCACCACCCTGTGGTTGGATTATAACATTACGAGCTTTGTCTAATGCTTTATAGTATTGGTCTATATCCAAACGATTCTTTAATAGAGGGTCAAGTTCCCCTGTTGTAAAATCTGTTTGTATTGTAACAGCTCTTGCCATGTTTATTATCTAACATCTGTCAAAGGGAAATCAACGATTGTATAATTTGGTTTTCCTCTTCCGTCAACATTCATTGCTTGCCTAAAGTACCCACCACGACCATTTTCAGGAGCAGTTCCTAATGCAACTGTTCTCCAATATTCTGCTTTTGTTATCTGGTCTGTTACTGGTTCAGCTAAATGCCAAGCCATCATATAGACTAATAGTTGAATAAAATAAGAAGGCATAAGACCCTCTGTAATTTCGCTTGAAATATAATCAATCCAGATGTTTTCTTCGTTAGTTGCTATTACTGGACCAGAAGCTCCATATAAAAGTTCCCAATTTTGAATAGGGAGAACTCTTGTTGAACCTGAATTATAAACTTGAAAAGGTGTACCTGATACTGAAGTTGCAGGTAAATTAAATTGATAATCCCACTCATGCGTTGGTGTAACTGTTGACTTTGTTAATTTAACTTTTACTTGAGCAAAGGACCAAGGATACAAAGACAACACTTGTTTTTTTATTGTTTCGTAAATGTTATTGCAAACTGTTGACGCATCATTAGCTGTATCTGTAAAGGAAGAAATAGTATCGGCTCCCAATAGATTAAGAGCCTGATTGCATATTGTAATATTTGTATCGCCACTAGCCATAATAAATCCTATCTATAAGAGGGAGCCGTTAAGCTCCCCCCCATTAGTTGGTATTAGTCACTATCTGTAGCTGAGATAGCTGTACCATCACCAGTATCAACAACACCTGCAGCGTTGCTCACAACTGGAGCAAGACTAAAAGTTGCTGTACCAGCAGTTGATGCGTAAATGTAAATTAAATCACCAACTTTTAATACGTCAGAAGCACTGTTAAAGTACCCTGCTGCATCAATAGCTGTTTTAGCATCTTCTGATGTGTAGCTCCAGATTTGAGGAGCTGACCCTGCTTTTGATTGCCCACCTATTGGTTGCAATCCTGCGACATTATAAGCCATGTTATAGCTCTCCTTTCTGTTACTATTCTCTACAAGTTAATGCTACGATGCCATCATCTTCGATAGCTACGGCACCAGCTGAGAACATACTATTTACTAAGAAAGATGTTTTCTCAGGAATATAGTTGATTTCAGTTTTCTGTGCCATATTCACGCCCATACCAATGGCAGAACGATGAAATGCGTATACTACTCTGTCACTAGAGCTATCAACAGCTAGACCACCTTCATCTCTATCTCCTAAGACATAGAATTTGAAACCTAGAAATGTGTTGATTTCTCCTGAAACAAGAGCTTTTACTGAAGCATAGTCACCAGATATTGCTCTTTCATCACCTAGTAAACCAGACAATGAATTTGCGTGTACGATAATATGCCTGTCATCAAATGGAACATTTTTAGCGTCAAGTGCTTTTTTAGCAGCAATTAGCTTTCCAACATTCAAGTTTGATGCACCAGCACTACCAGATGTTACAATAGTATTTGCAACTGTGCTTGGTGAAGATGCTGCAGCGATAGCATCTATAATTAATTGGTCCATTCTACGACCAATAGCTTTGCTTACGACTTGAACTAGTTCTTGTCGTTCGTCAAAGTTCACCTTAGATTGGTGGAAAATGTCTGAGTATTCAGCAGCATTGTAATCACTCATTGTAGCTTCTACTTGAGAGTAGGTTACATTAAGTGGAGTTACGTCTGTCTGTGGAATCCTAGCAGTTGCACTTCCCTTACCAAGTTTTGGGAACTTGTAAGTGTTGCCTTGTACGCCTTGTCTTAGCCTAACACACCCTAGCAAAGATGATTCGCTTTGGTATGCTTGTTTTACCTCGGCATCAAACAAAGTAACAAAAGCATTAGTAATTGACTGTGCCATTATTTACTCCTTGTTTAACACAATTAAAATTAAAAGTTTAATTTAGTTATCGAGGGACAACCTCGGCTAAAAACACGATGTACTTCCACATCTGCCAGAGGCGAATGATATTCGTTATCTCGCTTAAAGGATAATATATTTTAAAACAAAAGACAAGTCTTAATTACATCTCGCCTGGTTTACTCTGTCCAGGGAACGCTCTTGAGAACTGTTCTTCTACTTTTCTTCTAAACTGTGAATCAGTTTTATACTTAGGGTCAGCTACCAATTCGTACAGTTCTGCTGCACTTGGCATACCATCTACATCTACTGGTGCAGTAGGAATCTGAGCATCTCCATAATATTTTCTAACTTTGTTTAAAGCGTTAATACCATTTGCAGTGGCAGCAAAAACTTTAAATTCATCAAAGTCATCTTCAGACCACACACCTTTAGATACTAACCCTTGACCCCATTGCTTTATTCCATTAACAATTTGTGGAGCATTAGGTCCTAGCTTAGTTGTTTCCTCGTCAATATTAATTGTTGATTGCTCTGATTGTACATCAGCTAACTCTTTGAATTTTCCAACAAGTTTATCAAAAGCCTGTTGAGTTGGTTTATTTTCATTAGCCCAGTCAACAAACTCTTTAGCTAGTGGGTCGCTTTCAATATCAACGCCATCAAAAGCAGCTAAGTCATATTCTTTTGGTGCTTTGTGTTTTCCCATTGAGAATTGTTTTTGCAACTCTTTATAAGAATTATTCATTTCTTCTATCTTAACACCACCCTTAGGGTCCCAGAATTTATTTTCTAGGTACTCAGGTTTTTCTAAAACAGTTTCAGCTGCCTTAGCTTCTTCTGCACTATCATCAACCAAATGGTCTACCTGTGTTTCTTCATCTGGGATTGATGTTTCTGGGTCTGGCATTGCATTGCTACCACCTAATAGACCTTCTGTTAAATTCTGTTCTAATTCTTCACTCATTGTTTTGCCCTTTCAATTCTCATTTGTATTTCTCTTATTATACTGTTCTGACCTTCTCTAGCATATCCAAAGGTATGGTCGCCTCCAGGTAGCCAAGTCGGTTGGTTTAACGTCTTACTTACTAAATAGTCTAAAACTTTTTTTCCTTCCTCCGTATCAAATGTTCTTGCAAAAGATTTATCAACTGCAAACTGGTCGTCTTTATTGTTTATAGGTTCTTGGTCAAGAACTTGTACGCCTTCCCATCCATTTTCCATTATGCACTAACCTCCTGTTCTAATGCTCCTGAAGGTTCTTCCATTGGTGGTCCTTCTTCTGGTGGTCCTTTCATTGGTGGTCCACCCTCTGGTGGCATACCCCCTTGCATTTGTTGCTGTTGCATCTGAGCCATCTGCATACTCTGTTGCATTATTTGTTGTTTCTCTTCTGGAGTTGTTCTTAGATTAGATGGTATCCCAAGTTTATCTCCTATGTATGTAGCAATTAAATCTGGTTTCATTTCTGCTATACCACCTGGTCCAAGAGAACCAGCTATCTGCACAAATTGCATTATTTCATTTATCTCTTCTAAGTTCTGTGCTTTAGCTAAAGGACTAATAGGAACTATCTTAACTTCAAGTCCATTAACTTTTAATGGCAACTCTATTAAACCCTTCTTGTCCATGATGTTTAAAACCTTGGCAACAATAGGTGTCATAGTTTCTGTTATTAATCTACCAAAAGCTGACCCCATATTCTGTGCTAACTCTTTCATTCTCTCTACAATCTCAGTTGCAGAACGAGCTGACATATTATCTGGAGGCAAAGTATCGTCTAGTAAAGTTTTCTTAATGCTCATCCTTAAATCATTAATAACAATTTGAGATACGTTAAAATCTCCAGACCTTGGCAAAGGTGCTAACGAAGCTCCCTGTGGTCCACCATTTCTAGCTACAGGAATAATACTTCCTGGTGTTATTCTAATGTTAGCTGGATTAATAACTCCATCGTCTGCTGCTGTATAAACTCCTGCACAAGCAATAGAAGCATTTTTTAACAATAACTCTAATGTTTTGTTTAATGTTTTAATATCAGGAATAGCTGATACCAGAGGACCTCTACCAAAATCTTCTCCTGCAACTTTCATGTAACGTGAAACAACCCAAGGAGTTGTATCCATTCTACGCATTAACAGTTCTTCTTTTGTTTTTTCATAGATAACATGGTAACAGTAATCTTTTCTCTCAGGGTCTATAATAGTAGCTTCAATCAATTCTACTGTTTCTTGAGGTTTATCATTAATTAATCTTTGCAAGGAATCAGGAAGAACAGCGTCAGGGAATTGTCTTGATATTGCTTCTGCTCTTATCTTGTATTTTCTGTAGACATTATCAACAGTTCCATTTGGTCCTTCCTCTAATGCAACTAGGTATTGTGGCACTGAAGTAAAGGTTATTGGAGCTGTATCATCTCCTTCTTGTACAAGCATAACTGCTGTTCCCACGCAGAGGTCAAGTAAAAACTCACCAATAGCTAAGTCAAAATTAGACTGCCTGAGAACTGTGAAGAATTTTTCAAGGTAAATATCTAATGCCTGTTGAACTTCTGCTCTTCTCTCTGGTGGGATATCATCGCCAGGTTCCAGTCTGCACCATTTTTTATAGGGAGGAAAAAGTCCAGACTGAATCCTGTTGGCGAATCTTTGTGTTGAATGAATAGCTGTACTATCAAACACCATGTTCATTTTATTTTGACCAGGGATACTGCCTTCATAGTATCCGTCATATAAATTTCTTTGTGGTAAAGCGTATCTATAGCAATCTTCGTATATGCTACGCCATAAATCTTTACGAGCAAAAGCCTTGCTTGACCTATCTGCTACTTGATTTGCGTTTAATCTCATCATGATTTTTTATGCCTTTGTGCAAAGTTCCTAGCACTGTCTTTGTTTCTAAAACCCCAAGCCTTTAGTGCTAATGAAAGTCTTGTTGGTCTGCCTTTGTCGTCTTTAAGTGGTCCATCCATTCCAGCAAATCTTGCAGCAAAACTAACTCTTCTAGGATTTGTTCCTGATTTTACTGGTGATTTTAGCTTAGAGCCTTCCTTGTTATTAAAATGTTTCCTTCCAGCTTCATTCAATCCACCTTTAGGGTTTTGGTATTTCTTGGCTACCATTAACGCATCAAGCCTTTAGTCCTATATGACCTCTTATAAGTTTTTTTCTTTTTATCTTTAGTCTTATCTTTCTTATATGTGTATGCCATTTTAATCTTCCTCTTCTGTTTGCGTAGAATCTAAAACTCTAAACTTTGGATTTCTTATATATTCTGGTGGTTCTCTATCTGCCATGTTAGCTTCCTAATCTGCTTCTTGGATTTCTTGCACTTATAGGTGACATACTTATTGTTGTTTCAGTTTCACCTGGCAAAACTCCTCCAACTAAAGATGTTATTTGTTTTCCTCTTTTTCTTCTTGAGGGTAAATTTCTTGTTGCATTTGGGTCAGCAACAGTTTTTTTAGATGTTTCTTCTCTTCTTCCTGCTGACGTAGGTGTAGGTGTAGTTCTTTTAGGTGGTTTAAATGGATTTGGAATACCACCCATGTTAGCTTCTCCCACTAGTTTCGTAAGGATTTCTCATGTAAGATTGTGTTGGATTAACATTTACACCAGTACCAAGTGCTGGAATTTCTCTGTCTTGTGAATACAACATTCTTCCACCCATACGTCTTGCTCTTGACTGAGCTGCTGTTTTTCTTAATTCTTTTTGTTCTTGGGCTTCTGCTCTAGCATCTCTCTGCTTTACAAGTGCATTAGCAGTTTCCATTTCTGGAGGTCGTGTGTATTTCGGTGCTGAAAACATACTAGTCATTGTTATTGCCTTTCATACAATTTACTATACATTATCATATCCTGTTTATCAAAGGTATATTTTTTTAATAAACCTTCTCTTGTAAAAGATATACTTTCAATCCATCTAATAGCTCGTGGATTATTTGTGCTTACAGTAACATGGATTCTGTGTAAGTTCAACTCCTCACTTATCATCTTAAAAAATTTAATGGCACCTTTGTGAAACTTAAATCGGTATTGCTTTAAAAGATTAACGTCAGGTATCATCCATAATTCTGCTACCCCATACCACTGTGGCGACACACCAAAGCACAAGACAGGTCTGCCGTTGTCTAGTATAGCATAAGCATAACCATTTTCTGCTGCGTAGTCTAAATACTCTCGATAGTTTGGAAGTTGCTGTAAGTTTTTTTTATCCTCTGGATACATCTCCATTAAATTTAATAGGTAGGATTTAAAAGGTACAACAGATAATTTCTTCCCATCTAATCCAAATATGTTTTCTAAAGAATCTTCATTCATTTAACATCTCCCTTACTATCATACAAAAACTTGGTATTGACATTTCTACAAGGTGTTCCTGGTCTATAGGTGTGCCATTAAAAGGTCTAATGATATCGTTCATATTCATAACAACTTTTATAGGGCTTCTCATTAATTGGTATATAAGCACTGGCTTTTTTTTCATTAGAGCAGAACTTCTCAGTACCTGTTCCCACCAATCGTAGCTGTATGTTTTTCCTGTAGCTCTCCTTTTACATTCTACTACAAAAGGAAAGGGAGAATCTGTTATTAAATCTCCGTGGTCTTTTGTTCTGTATTGTTCAAGGTCCCTACGGAACTCTATATTTAGTTCATCCTTCAAAAGGTTGCAAATGGTTCTTTCAAAATTTGCTCCTATTGCTCTCCCATTGGTCATCCGAATATATCAAAATCCATGTTCGCTGTTGTCTGTTTGAACTTAGGATTATTGCCTCTTGTTAATTGTTTATATTCTCCCCCACCTAAAACCAGATACATATACGCATCTCCTACATGGGAGTGTTCATTTTTATTTGGTGTGTCTTTGTATCTCTCACCACCAGAAACTTGCATCCTCCTGAAATGATAGCCACCAGATAAAGCCTTCTTCAATCTTACGCAACTCTTATCCACCAGTAGACCTGGTTTACCTTCAATCAATCTGTTCATTGGCATAGAGCCAGCTTCTCTTCTTATCTTAAAATCATTAGAGTGAGTTGGTCTTGCATTAAATCCTATAGACTTTAGATGGTCAAATGCTGTTACTTCATAGATAGCATCTCTCTGCATACCAGCAGGGTCACCCCAGATAAGGACTTCGTAGTTCGGATACTTTGTAGCCATTTCACTTCTTAGCATTGTACCAAATCTTTCTAACCCCATATCAAAAGTTACCAGTTCATGCAGCACATGCCATCTACCATTCTTTAACTTCTGACCAAAGATAGCTGCTGGTGTTAAACCAAAGTCAAGTCCAACTTGAATTGGCAATGAAGGGTCTGGCTCTAGGTGGTCCTGTCCCATAATCGTATCGTCATACTCGGAGATGACTGGTTTACCTTCCTGAACATAGGTGTATAAACCTTGAGCATAGCACCTTATCCAGTCAAGGTTTTTACCTAACAGGGTCTGTTGATAATATCCTACAGGGAGGTTCTGTCTGTTCTCGGCTTTAGGATTTGCTAACCACCATTTGTTTGCACTGAATACAAAATCGTTTGCCTCAGGGTTTTCTGGTAGGTCATCTACAGTGTATTCGTCAACGGCACCTGGTTGTCTAAAAAATTTCCAAGCATACTTACCAGTCATTTTTTCTTTCTCTGATAATCTATACCACCAATGGTCGTCGTCCATAGGGTTCGTATCCATGATAATTCCACGCCAAGGATTTGCACCACCATCGGATAGAGTTGGATATCGACCTACCCTGTGGGTTAATCCATCAATAACTGCCTTCGGTAACTCTCTTGCCTCGTTCACCCAAGCACCAGTAAGTTCCATTGAAAGGAGTTTTCTTACATCTTTAGGTTGGTCCAAAGCTAAGAAGATAACTTCGCAATCTATGCCTGGAGCATTATCTCTTGCTGGTAATTTGATGTGGTGTGTCAGTGGTGGTGACCATCGGAACGAACCCCAGATGTTTTCAGGGAACAATTCCTGCCAAGTCTTAATAGTAGTAGTCCTTAATTCAGGATAAGAATTTCGAACAACAACAAAACGTGAGTACTTAATCCCATCTCTTGGTGACGGAACCTGACTAACTGCTTTTAACATAATCTCAGCTGCACAGGCGTAGGATTTACCAGAACCAACTGGACCTACTATCCCTCTAACAAAGGATTTGTCCTGTAAAAAATTCCAAACAGTAGGAGATGTAGAAAAATCTAGCTTTAAATTCGTTATTGCGTCACTCATAAGACTTTAAATCCTCTATCATGTCTTTAATTTTATCATCAGAGGTTAATTGTTCACCAGTAATGAGCTTTCTAAACTTTAAAACATCACACCCAGACATCCTCGCACAATCTTTATAGCTTATTCTTTTCTTTAGTATCAGGTTTTGTACTGTCGTCTGCTCCTGTTTGTTCATTCTCCTCAGTTTTATCAACATAATCTCCCTCAATATCTACGATTGGCTCTGCTGGTCCATGCATTATGATACCAACTACGGATGGTTTATCCATATTTTCTTGTTGTTCAAGCAATCCAGAGGCTTTTGCTAGCACTCTAAGCACAGAAACCTTGTCGTGTAACTCTACTTCTATCTGTGGACCCATTGCTGTCGGTGTCATTTTAATCTTTTTAATAGCTTTCATTGCTGAATCAGAGATATGTGCAGCATTTTTTACCTGAACATAGCCTGATTCATCCCAATCTACTATCTCATTGATGTTAGTAGTGGCGATATCTATCAATTCCTGAGCAACTTTGTCCTTGTTTTGCTCAATAACATCACTCTTTTGTATTCTCCTCTGCACAACTCGGACACCACCGAACCTATCCAGAGGAGGTTTTACAATTCTTTTAACGCTAGAAGGGGATTTCGTCATCAAAACTATCTTCTTTTACTTCAGGCTTTGAATAAGTACTGGTTTCTGTTCTTGGTTTGTTTTCAAACACTCGGAAAAACGCAACAACTTCACCTTTATTATACCTATCTGGGTCATCAATTTTATTGTAGACCTTTATATCTTTAGCACCTGGGACAGAATCCCTAGATTTAGTAGAATCATTCCAGTTAGAACCATTCCATTCCTCTACGATATATTCACCTTCTTGTAGTGTGATAGTTTTCATAACTTTAAAATTACGATTACTGTGGGTAGGACCATTTGACATA